TTGCGCCCTGTACGTCAATTACGCTGTCGCCGCTCTTTTCTGTACCGGCAACGGATGTAACCGTAAGAGAACCGAGCGAAGGTGATGCGCTAAGAAGTGCGTATACGCCGGCCTGTCTCTGACGAAGGATAAATACATCATAGTAATATCTCTCATAGTAGAGGTATTTACCCTTGCTCTGTGCTGTCGGTGCGGAAATCATTGATGTATCATAGATAACAGGTGCAGCGATTGCCATACTATCATAGAAAAGCATATTGATCTGTGCTGCGCTGTTGGATACCTTAAATCCTACCGTGAAATCATAAAGCGTTTTCATCATATCGGAAGGTACTTCCTCGATAAGCACTCCATCAAGTTTAGCGATATTGCGGTCAACGTTTCTGATTCCTGCTGTAACCTCGATGAAACGTGTCATTCCGGTTGCTTCCTTGAGAAGCTTATAAACTGCAGGGATAACCTTACAACGTACTCTGTCGCGGTTTACGCGCTGATCCGTCATATATGCCAGGGCGTTATCCCAAAGTGTAAGAATATTCGATGCGTCGGGAGTTGTTGATACAACGCCACCAAAATCTGCCGCAAACTTTGCAAGCTTCATTGACATATAAGCGTCCTGCTCCGGGATCTTCTGCAGCTCATTAAATGTCTTTGTAACGTTTGCGATTGTTGCAACCTCGTTTGTCTCGATCATATCGAGCGGGTCGATGAGGGTATCCCACTCACGATCCATCTGAAGGGTGTGTGCTTCCCAATCAAGGTCAAAGTTTCTTGTAAACTGTCCGTCTATAGCGTCACGGTTTACTGCCTTTGCTCCTGTGGTTTTCATTGACGGGATGTAAACCGTCTTGCCCTGTAAGGGTTTAAATCTCTGTGATTCGCCCGCATTCCAAAGGTCACCATAATATGACAGATAAGGGTATGCGTTTGCAAGCTCGCGACCATATTGAGCCGCATAATTTAACTGTGCCATTTCATTTTCCTCCTGTTAGGCTTTTGGTGGTACGAACCCCCAATTATCCATAAATGACGGACCGGCATTTCCTGTCGGTGCTGCGCCTTTTGGTGCTGTGCCAAAATTAGGCTTGGGAGGTTCCTCCGGTGTTACAAACAAATCGGGCATATCTTTTTGAAGAGCCTCAATCTGCTCGGTGTAGGGTTTGTGATCTTCTGCATGGTCAAGTTTTCCCCAAACAATGTCGCGGTATGGTGCTTTGACTGATGCAAAATCATCCGTCTGAAATGCCTGGAGCTTTTGGTTCTGCCCAAGCAGTTCAAGGTATTCCGGTGATGCCTTAACATCAATCTCCTGTGGCGGGTTGTCGGTCTTAACCTTTGCGACCGCCTCATCAATCTGCGTTTGTACTTCTGACTTGGGAACGTAATCATTAAGCGTGCGGTTTCGCTCCGCTAAAATCACATCAACCTTGTCCTCGGGTACTCCATTGTCCAATAAAAATTTCCTTGAAAATGCCATAACGTCCTCCTTTTATTGACGCGCCGAGCCGTGGCGCGAATTGTACTTTTACGCTGTTACTTGCGAATTTATGCAATAAAAAACGGCCGTTTGCAAAATATACGCAAAAAACCGTTTTATAATGCCGATATTTGGTAATATATGTTGTTTACTCGTCCTCGTCATCCGCAATGGATGTTCCGATTGACTCATCGAAACGAGCCATAGCGTTATCAACAAGCACCTTTGCAGCATCACGCAATGCCTTTTTGCTTTCAACATTTTCAATCGTGATTGCCTGCTCCATAATTCTTGCTGCGCTGTGTATCTGTTCCCCGATCTCGTCGGCCTCTTTAACTTTAGGGTCAATAATCATTCCGTCCATTATTTTGCTCCTTTCTTTGCCGGTGCCTTGCGTGCGGTTTTCTTTACCGGGGCATCATCCTTCGGGGTTTCCTTTTTCGGTGCTTCCTGCTTGGGTATATGGTCAAATGTCTTGCCACATCCTCGGCAATAAACACCGCCGGCAATGCCGACAAGTTTTTCAATCTCGTGTTTGCAATCCATCGCGTTCTCCTTTCGTGCATTAAAAAACCGCCCTTTCGGACGGCTTGTTGTTTTATAATATTTCTGCCCACTCGGGGTTTTCCCGGTCGAATGTGGCTTTTTGTTCCGGGGTCAAGTTTTGTGGATAATCAGCAAACAGGTTATATACCCGCTTTTTGTCAAAACTAAATAGCCACACGCCGATTTTATCGGGTGTATCTTTCCACCAAATCGTGTCGCTATCTTCGTTTTTGTACCACTTATCTGACACTACCTGCCGCCCCTTTTTTCTGTTCTCCAACGGGTGTGTTGATATATCCAAGGATTTCTTTGAAACCTTCGTTGTCCTTGAAACTGTCAACCTCGATCAATATTACCTTTTTCTTAAACACAAAATCACCGCTGAAATACGACACTTTGTCGATTGTCTTGCGGCATCCGAAACGCTTACGCAGGGTCATTTCACCCGATCCGTACCGCGCCCCGTCGCCCTCAAACGGTGTCCACCCGTTTATTGTATCATGCCTTGATTGTAATTCCAAGTATTTTACACCTGTTTCGGTGTTTTGTACTATAGCGGCATGTTTTCCGACGGCAAGGTAATATTGCTGATCTTGGGGCAATCCCTTTAATATCTGCCACGTGTCTTTTGCTTCGCGTTCGACCTCATGCACGGTCGCTTTAACGCCTTGTATCTTTGATATATTGTCAATGTTATACGTCCTCGAGAAGAAGTCCTGTGACTCGCCGCCTCTAAAGTCGATAACATCAAGACCGTTTTTGTTTCCGCAATATGCAAACGCCAATGAGGAGCATGATCCCTTGGTCATATCACCGCCCGCCAATTTTGCGATTATCTCACTTTCAGCAGGGGTTACATCATATTCCTTGACGGGATGACGTTTCACTCCCCGTTGTTTGAGCTTATCCAAAACCTTTTCGGCTTCGGGGTCAACCTGTTTGGGTTGCGGCTTTGGCGTTTTGTCAAGCGGTATATCGCTATTTGATTGCGCCCGCCATCCTCTGTACCCCTCGGGTATCTTGGCTCCCGCAATCTGCTCCCGATCATATCGGCGGGGTCTGCCCGTTTCTTTGACGTATGCCCGCATATTAGCTTGCTTTTGGGCAACCTTTTGTTCGGCGGCCTTTACCGCTTCGGCATCGCCTGTTGCTTTTGCAACCTCAACATCGCGTTTGGCTTCCCGTATCTCGCGCTCATATTGCCGCTGCTTTTGGCTTTCCTCGTATTCCTTGTCGTTCTCGGCCTCGCTCTGTTCGGGGCCGTCCTGCGGATATGAAAAACCGTCAATCATCGGTATCGGGTGATGCCCGCAATTTATTCCAAACAGTCCTGCCGGTTCGCCGTATGATGACTCTGTTATATTATCATATTGATGTTTATGTCCGGCGCCGTCTGTAAATACTCCCGATCCCGACCAGGAGAAAAACTTACCTTGATACGGAAAACACAAGGGCCTTGCCCCTGGGTGACTTGATACTTGGAAAATATCGCCACCGCCAAACTCCTGTTGACGGGTCCTTATCGCTGTTATTGCCGCATTATGCGCCGTTGTCCTTACAACCATTGCCGCATATGCATCGGCTGACCATTTACGCCCTGCGCGGTCATAAAATCCCGTGATGCCGGTTGCCGCAAGCTGATTCATCGCCTTGCGGATTGCCATAGTGCGTGTTTCAACGCCGGTTGTAACCGCCAAGGCTCCCGATTCAAGGGCAAGTTTTGCCTCCTCTATCTGTGCCGCGTTGACCGCTGTTGTGATACCCTTCAAATACGCTTGCTGCGTACTCTGTAGCATCGTTGTATTGGTCATATTCATTTTATCGACTGCCTGGTCAACGTATGCCTGCACGTCCTGTCGCATCATAATTGATGTTGAGGGCGTGTTTTGCGGGTCTTGGAGCTTTCCTTCCTCTGCCGCCTTGCGCAACTGTGGGTCAATATCTAAACACGCCTTTTCCGATACCTGTAAAAAAGCCTTTTCAATCTCTCCGGGTAACATTTGCGTGTTTTTTGCTATTATTGCCGCGGATTCTGCAGTAAGTGCGCCCATTTCAGATAACTTTTTTATTTCCCAATACCGGGTGCGCTCCCACCCGCTTATCTGAAAGTGTCTTGCAATATTTATCAGCAGCTCATCAATGGTCCTTTGGTAAATGGCCTCGACGGGTTCTGATATCTCGAGTATCTCTTTCGGTGTCAACTGTGCCATCGTGTACCTCTACACTAAATCCCAATCGCTCGGGCCGTATCGTGACGGTGTAATCATTTGATATGAGCTGACCGACAAAACCCATCAAGTCCGCATTTTCTCTAAAATTAAACTTACTCAATGCCGTTAAAATCCCTCACATCAAGCGCGGGCATTGTGACCGTGTTCTCCTGCGCTATCCTCTCAAGCTCGGCCTTTGCCTGTTCTTCGGTTAAGTTCTGCCCGTACTTGCTATCGGTCAAGAATGTATATTTTGACATAAGGCCCGCACCAACAAGGGTTATGCCCTCGTTTATATTGGTCTGTCGGTCCTGCGTGATCCCGTCGTCCATTGATACTTTTAACTCGTACCCCTGCTCTTTAAGTGCCGCAATCGAGTATCCGTTGTAAGACATTTCATAGATTGCAGCAACCTCAATTATTGCGTTTACAATATCCTTGATTGCCGGGATAATCTGATTTTGGAAGTTCTTGACCGTCTTATAGGTCTTGCTGTTTTCGGATACAACCTCTGTTGCTGTTTTTAGTCCGCCGTGTGCGTCAAATGAGAATGTACCAAATGACAACCCAATCTGCATACATAACAGGTTAAGTAGGGCGTTCATTGCCTCCACGTGTTCCTCTACTCTCAAGGATACGCTGTTATCCTGTATCTTGAGGGTGTCGGGGTCATCCGTCGATAATGCCTCGTACGTTTCGTCGGTTGCATCAAAATATCTGCATTGTTTGCCGGTGTCGGGGTCAACTACCTTGCGTATCATCCTTGCCGGTACAATGATCCTTTTTTTACCAAGCCTAAACTCACGAACAAAGCTGTCAAAACATATGTCAATGGCGTGTAACGTATCCATCGCGTTACCGTACATTGAAATGCCGAGTGGTGAGTTATCATCTATATTATTGGCCTTGGGTGTTCTAAAGTACGTGAAAAGGCTGTACTCTGTCTCGATCTCGATCTCCTCATCCAAATTAGGATAAAGGGTTGCAAGTGGGTACCTAAACCCTAATATATCTTGATCTCCGCCCACTCCGTCTTTTTTCATTTCAGCACGATAAAGCTCGTTGCGGATTTTATACGTTAAGCCATCCCAAAAATGCCACTCAAGCAACGTGTAATAATAACCGCCTTTTGCGGTACGGGTCACAAATATTGCATCATCAACACCGGCATTATTCCAGGCCGTGGGAACAAACTGATCCGCCATTGCAAAGCCTAAACGGATTTTATCGGTGCCGGGTATCTCGTTTCCCTCCCGATCCCGTTTTACCTCGTGCCACGCCTTTATTGCGTGACCTCCGAGTGCTGCAGCTTGTTCGATTGACTCTAAAAATTTTGTATGGAAATTGTTATCATTTAAAACAGACTTGACAAAATCGTTTAGCGGGTCATCCTCGCCCTCATATCCGTTAAGAGATATATTGACGTCGCATTGATCCGTCCAAACAAGTCCGGCAATCTCACTTGATACCGCTGCGCTCATATTTATATATGCCATATTGCGTTTATTTTGCGGGTTTTCGATTGTCGGTGCGGGTATAAGATGCCACGGCTTATAAAAACCGCGATACAGGTATTTCCAAGGGAAAATACCGATATTATAAAACTGGTTAAATGCTGGTACGTCCTCAAGGTCAAATATGCTCTTATATTCCTTCCCAAGGCCCGTGTTTGCTCCTGTGCGCATTATTGTATCAGCCATTTTCCTTTTTAACCTCTCAAATGCCATATCATTTACCAATAGCCGTATTGCTTTGAAAAATACGTGTTACTATACCTAACTTCATCCATTGCGTGATTGTAAGCGTCAACAGGGTTGCCGTTATCATCGACGCAATATAACCCAGCCTCTTTTATAAACGGCTCAACGCCGTATCGGTCGTCGTCAACCAAATAAAAACGGT